AATGGCATCAGCAACAGCAGTCGTTTCCCGCCGTGGAAACGATCAATTTCGTGGACTTTTCACAGACACTTGGGATGTTTCCTGTACTTTAGATAGCGCATCAGTTGGTACTGGTGCTACAGCTACAGATACAGTAACTGTCGCAGGGGTCGCTTTGGGTGACATGGTTATTGGTATGGCAATTGGTGTTAGTGAAGCAGGATTGGTTCGCCGAGCCTATGTTTCAGCCGCCAACACTGTGACTATCGTGACCTATAACCCAACAGTAGGTTCTGTTGATTTAGCTTCAACTACATTGCAACTTATTATTGGTCGTCCTGTGGTTTAATGATAGGGGGGCTAGTCCCCCCTTTCTCATTTAAAGGGTTTTATGGCTACTTTTCGTTGTCTCCAATCGGGTAATTGTGTGACTTTTACCCTCCAGCATGACATTGACTCTATGAGGGGTCATCAGGGTTATGTTAGGGTAGATGAGCCAGAAGTAACCATAGAGTCTGTAGAATCAGAACTTAGAACAGATACCGCATTTGCGCCTGTAATTCCATCAATTAAGCGTATGGGAAGACCAAGAAAGGTAGCAAATGTCTGATATTGATGCCAGAGAATTTGGCAAATTAGAGGCTCAAGTCGAGGCTCTCCAAAAGGAGATGCACTCACTTAGTGCTGACGTAAAAGCATTGCTTGAACTTGCCAATAAGGGCAAAGGTGGTTTTTGGATGGGTATGACAATCGCTTCATTCATGGGCGGTATCGTTACCTTTGTTGCTGATCGTGTCTGGAAATAAGGAGAATATTATGCCTATGGTCGGAAAAAAGAAGTTTCCCTACTCTGAAAAAGGCGAGAAAGAAGCCAAAGAGTACGGCAAGAAAAAGGGCGTTCCTGTGACCATTATGGTTGCTGTTGGCAAGCCAAAAATGGGTATGCCTATGCGTGGTGGTAGGACTGCTACCAACATGATGAAGAAATCCTCAAGAGGTAAATAATGTCATCACTAACTACTCCCGTTACGCTTCTTAATGCTGTTGTTGCTACAGGCGCATCTAAGGCTGTTCAAGCAGACGCTGGTCAACCAGCATTCTTGCAAGTCAGTGGCATTACTTCTGCTACTGTTGCTTTGCAAGGTAGCCTTGATGGTACAAATTGGTCAACAATCGGCACTGCTTTGACTGCTGATGGACTCGTTACAGTTGCCAATGCTCCAAAGTATTTGCGAGCAAATTGCACTGTTTATGTAACTGGCACGATTACCGCCAAGATCATGTACTAAGGAGAAACCCTATGAAGATGACTAAATCACAGAAAAAGATTAAGAAAGTCATGGGGGAGTTCAAGGAAGGTACTTTGCATTCAGGCAAGGGCGGCAAAGTAGTCAAGAACCCAAAACAGGCGGTTGCCATTGCTTTAAGTGAAGCAGGAATGAGCAAGCCAAGGAAGAAGATGAAATGAAAACTGGACTCTATGCCAACATCAATGCCAAACAAGCCCGAATCAAGGCAGGGTCTAACGAGAAGATGCGTAAGGTAGGTAGCAAGGGTGCGCCTACTGCTGATGCGTTTAAACAAGCGGCAAAGACTGCAAAGAAGCCTAAAAAGGTGAAGTAGATGAAAACACCCACTTGGCAAACAAAAGCTGGTCAAAATCCAAAAGGCGGCTTGAATGCCAAGGGTAGATCATCTTATAATGCGGAAACTGGTGGTAATCTGAAACCTCCAGTAAAGTCGGGGGATAATCCTCGCAGAGCAAGTTTCTTGGCTCGCATGGGCAACATGGCTGGTGCAGAGTACAAGGATGGTGAACCAACAAGACTGCTTCTTTCGCTCAAGGCATGGGGTGCAACCTCAAAGGCTGACGCAAAGGCAAAAGCTAAAGCTATCTCCGCAAGGAATAAGGCAAAAGCGAAATGAGAGCATTATCAGTTGGAGTTAGTCCCACAGCGGCAGTAGACACTACAGTCTATACCTGTCCGACTGGCTATTACTCTAAATTTACTGTAATGTATATACACAATACAGGTGGGTCTACCAAGCATATAACTGTTCAATGGTTTGACGCAAGTGCTAATACGACCCTTGATATATTGACTAATTACGATTTCACATCAAAAGCCTACTTGCAGTTTGATGGCAATGCTTACATTGTTTTGGAAGAAGGCGACAAAATTAAAATAACTACTCAATCTGGAAGCACATTTAGTTTTATAGCCACATTTGAAGAAGAAGGGTTGACAAGAGCATGACCTACCTTGAACTTGTAAACGATGTACTCGTAAGGTTGCGTGAGACAACAGTTTCTACTGTTTCCGAAACATCTTATTCAACGCTAATTGGCAAGTTTGTAAATGATGCCAAACGTCAGATCGAAGACGCTTATGCTTGGAATGTTCTAGGCACAACTATTACCCTGTCTACTACTTCTGGTACATATTCTTATGCCTTAACTGGTGCTGGTCAGAAGTTCCAAGTTATTGATGTAATCAATGCAACAAGCAACATTGGTATGAAGAATATTGATTTTGCTTCAATGAATCGAAAGCAGAATTTTTCTACTCCAGTTAGCGGCATCCCATACGAATACGCTTTTGATGGTGTAGATACTAACTATGACACCAAGGTAACTATTTATCCTCGCCCTGATGGTGTGTATAGCATCCCATTCAGCCTCACAGTGCCTCAAGCTACATTGTCTTCTGATTCGACTATTGTTGCTGTTCCTGATGTTTTAATTGTTCAGAATGCTTATGCTCGTGCATTGGTTGAGCGTGGTGAAGATGGTGGTTTATCTTCTTCTGAAGCGTACCAGTTGTATAAAGCTATGTTGTCTGACTACATTGCTTTGGAAGGCACTCGTTATCCTGAGAATCAGGAGTTTGTGGCAGTATGAGCCAACCAATACTGACTTACAGTATCTCAGCCCCTGCGCTTTATGGGTTGAATACACAAGACTCGCCTCTTGATCTTGCGGCTGGATTTGCTTTGGTTGCAACAAATTGCATCATTGACCAGTATGGTCGTATGGGTTCACGCAAAGGTTGGTCTAGGGTTAATGCGTCTAGTGGTAATCTAGGTGCTAATGATGTGAAAGTTATCCATGAGTTAGTTCAATCTGATGGCACTTTGACTGTATTGTTTGCTGGCAACAACAAGATATTTAAGTTAAGTTCAACTAATACTGTTACTGAACTTACCTACGGGGGGGGTGGTACTGCCCCAACAATTACTGATAGCAACTGGCAATGTGCATCATTAAATAACATAACCTATTTCTTTCAGTCTGGTCAAAATCCTTTGATCTATGACCCTGCTGTTAGCACCACAACTTATCGTAGAGTCTCTGAGAAGACAGGCTATGTAGGTACTGTGCCTGATGCAAATATTGCAATCTCTGCTTTTGGTAGATTATGGGCGGCAAATACAACGGCAAATAACTCTACTGTCTACTTTAGTGACTTGATTGCTGGTCATGTTTGGTCAACAGGTACATCAGGTTCTTTGAATGTAGATCGTGTATGGGCGAATGGTGCTGACCAGATTACAGGTCTTGCCGCACATAATGGATTTTTGTTTATATTTGGTAAGCGTCAAATCCTTGTTTACCAAAATGCTACTACACCAGCATCAATGTCATTGAGTGACACTGTTGAGGGTATTGGTTGTATTGCAAGAGATAGTATTCAAACTACTAGCACCGATGTGCTGTTTTTATCTAACTCTGGTGTTCGTTCTTTGATGAGGACAATTCAAGAGAAGTCTGCGCCTGAGAGAGACTTGTCTAAGAATATTCGTAATGACTTAACAAGTGTAATTGCTGGTGAAACATTGGCAAATGTTAAGTCTGTTTATTCTGAAAGAGAAGCATTTTATTTATTGAGTACACCATCTATATCTAATGTGTATTGCTTTGATACAAAGGCTTATTTGCCTGATGGTGCGGCAAGAGCAACAACTTGGGACTCTATAACTCCAACCGCTTTTCTATCTAGGCGTGATGGTAGTTTGTACATTGGCAAGAATGGCTATATTGGTTTGTATGGCACTTACCAAGACTACCAAACTGCATATCGTATGTTGTACTACACAAACCATGCAGACCTTGGGAATCAAAACCAAACTTCTATTCTGAAGAAACTTTCAATTGTGGTTATTGGCGGTACAAATCAAACTGTTACCTTTAAGTGGGGCTTTGACTTTAAGACAAATTATTTGTCTGACAACGATACGATTCCAACGCAGGGAGAATCCTATTATGGTATTGCTGAATATGGCGCTAATGCCACTGTAGTTGCACAGTATTCTGATGGTGTTGCATTGCAAACTTTAACTGTTCCTGCATCAGGCAGTGGTAAGGTTGTTCAAACAGGATATGAAACAGACATAAATGGCACTGCATTGTCTATTCAGAAGATTGAAATTCAAGCCAAAAATGGCAAGGTAAGTTAAAGGAGTAACCATGTCAGACTACACAAAATCAACGAACTTTGCAACCAAAGATGCTTTATCTTCTGGTAATTCTTTAAAGATTGTCAAAGGCACTGAGATTGACACTGAGTTCAATAACATTGCTACAGCCATTGCGACTAAGGCTGATTTAACAAGCCCTACCTTTACTGGCACTCCTACGCTTCCTACTGGTACGATTGCTGTAACACAATCTAGTGGAAATAACACAACTGCAATAGCTACTACTGCTTTTGTTCAAGCGGCGGCGGCATTAACTTTAGCGGCGGCATATCCTGTTGGTTCAATTTATACAGCTACTGTTTCAACCAATCCTGCAACATTGTTAGGATTTGGTACTTGGACTGCATTTGCGGCTGGCAGGGTAATGATTGGTAATGGTGGTGGTTTTAGTGCAGGAGCTACTGGTGGTAGTGCAGATGCTATTGTTGTAAGCCACACCCACACTGCTACATCAACTGACTCTGGACACACGCACACAGTTAATGCTGGTGCTAATGCAACTGCGTCATTGAATAGCGGAGGCACAGTAAATCTTGCCGCTACTAATACAGGTACTGGGTTTGCAAACATTTCAACAACTATTGCATCTGCTGGTTCAAGCGGAACTAATGCTAACTTGCAACCATATATTGTTGTGTATATGTGGAATCGAACAGCATGATTATGCAAGACCCACAATTTCGCATTACTCATCATTTTAGTGATGGGTTGTATGCCAAAGAGTCATTCTTTACAGCAGGAATGGCAATCATGAAGCATACGCACAACTTCAGCCATTTGTCTATTTTGGCTCATGGCAAGGTTGCTGTATTGCGTGGTACTGAGATTGATATTGTTTCTGCTCCTGCTTGCATTGAGATTGAGGCTGGTGTTACGCATGGAGTTAAGGCGATAACTGATTGTGTTTGGTTTTGTATTCATGCCACAGACGAGAAAGACCCGTCTAAAGTGGATGAGATTTTGATTAAAGGGGATTGATATGCCATTCAGTGCAGTATTAGGATTTTTAGGGGCGCAAGAACAAGCGTCTGCTACAGAAGCGGCGGCAAATACATCTGCGGCGGCTCAACGTGATGCGGCACGACAAGCGGCTGAAGCGGCTAAGTTTCGCCCTGTTGGGATTACTACCCGTTATGGTAGTTCTAACTTTCAGTTTGACCCTAGTGGTTATTTGTCAGGCGCTAGCTATAACGTCAGTCCTGAACTAAGGGCATATCAAGATCGATTGATGAGTCTTACTGGTGGGGCTTTAGATCAAGCTGAACGGGCTCAACAACAGTATGCTCCCCTACAGACTGCGGCTACAGGCTTGTTTGGATTGGGTCAGCAGTATCTTGCACAGAGTCCTGAACAGGTTGCGGCTCAATACATGGCTAAACAACAGGATTTGCTTGCACCTAGCCGTGAGCGTCAGATGGCTCAGTTGCAGAACCAGTTGTTCCAACAAGGTCGTGGGGGACTGTCTGTAGGTGCTACAGGTATGCGCCCAAGTGGTGCGGCTGGATTGGGTGCTACTACCCCTGAGATGGAAGCCTACTACAACGCTATTGCTCAACAGGATGCTCAGTTGGCGGCACAAGCACAGCAAGCTGGTCAACAGAATGTTGCGTTTGGCGCTGGACTGTTTGGTACTGGTGCAGGGATGTTGGGTCAATACCAAGCTGGTCAGGTAGGCGCATTAAGCCCATTCAGTGCTTATTTGGGTGCTGGTCAGACCATTGAGTCACTTGGACAACAGCCTTTAGATATTGGCGCTCAGTTGGGCGGTCGTGCGGCTACTGCTGGTGCTAATGTTGGTCAATCATTGTTGCAAGGTGGATTGGCGGCGGCTCAAACACAACAACGTGGTGCTGGATTTAGTCCTACCGCTGGTTTGTATGCTGGATTAGCTAATAGTCCAAGATTGCAAACTGGATTTGAAAACTTGATTAGTGGATATGGTCAACCAACTCAAACTGGATATACAGGTACTTCGTACATGACTCCATATCAAAATGACCAATTAGCCGCAAGTTGGAGTGGAGGCGTTGAACCACAATCAAATATGTCTGGGATTCAGTTTCCATAATGAAATGCGCTTTGTTTTACTAAGGAATAATCATGGCATCAGAAATTCTCGGTTTATTTACTACTCCTGAACAGTACCAACTTGCTCAACAGCAAGCACAACAAGCGCAAGCTATTCAATATGCAAATCTTGACCCAATGGCTCGTGCCAACTATGGGACTTTTCTTGCTGGTCAACAGTTAGGTGGTGCTATTGGCGGTGCTTTAGGTGGTCAAGACCCTCAGTTAAAGATGATCTCTCAGCGTCAACAGTTAGCAAGTCAGTTAGACCCATCTGACCCACAGTCATACATGAAGGTTGCACAACTTGCGGCTCAATCTGGTGACCAACAATTTGCTACTGCTATTGCTGATGCTGGTCGCCAAGCCGCTGTTCAGGTTGCACAAGCCAATAAAGAGCGTCAGTTAGCTGTTCCTGTTGACATTCAAAAAGCACAAATGATTCCTCAGATTCAGGATGCTATTGACCAATATAAAGCATTGCCCGTATCACCTGAAAGAGATAGAACAATTAAGTTACTTGAAAATCAACTTAGGGTTTTGTTGCCAGAACAAAAGGTAGAAAAAACACCTGATGCTTTACAGGTAGCTAGAAGAGTTGCAGAAATAAAAACTCAATTAAGTCCTGATACTGGTGTTGCCTTGCCACCTCAAGTTCGTGCTGGTTTAGAAGCAGAACTTGGTAATCTTGAGAAGAAAGAAAAAACTAACATTATTGATGTTGGAGTAGCGGCAAAAACACGAGAAGTTGTGTATTTTGACAAGGATACAAACGAACAATTTGTGATGAAGCCAAATCCTACAAATCCAAATCAGTTAATTCGTGCTCCATATAGCGGTGGTATTGATAAAACAACTGCATCAGTAACTGCAACAGCTTCTTCAAAACAAGCGGCTGGCATAAACCAAAACAAATTAGATTTAGCAAAATCTGTTGAAGAAAGTGCTTTTTCTGCATCTGATAGGATTTCTTTGGCTCAAAGCCTTAGAGAACTTTCACCTAAAGCCTTTACTGGATTTGCCGCAGATGCAAAATTAAGTGCATCAAAAGTTGCATCAGCATTTGGAATACCAACTAAGGGAGGTACTGAATCAGAGATTATTGACCAAATTTTAGGTCAAATGACTATTGGTTCGGCAGGACAGCTTAAAGGGGCGTTGTCTGATAAAGATGTTTTATTCTTGAAAAAGACTATTGGTACAAGAGGCTTGTCTGTTAATACATTGCTATTTGTTGCAGACGAAATTGAGCGTTTAGCGGTTCAAGATAGAAACTTGAATAAGAGAATAAATGAAGTAACAAAATCAGGTGGAAACCTAAATGAAGTTAATTTTGAAGAAGAAAAATCAAAATCTTCAAGTTTTGTAAAAAAACAAATGTCTGAGTATCGAAGTATTTTAAAGAAGGTTGCCAACAACACAGCCACTTTAGAAGAAGCAACAAAAGCAAGACAAATCCGTGATGAATTGGGGTTGTAATAATGAACTTAGATGAATACATCAAAAATCTTGAACTTGCTGGTGGAAA